TCACTGGTTACTTTGTACTAGGTAAGAAAAGAGAAATTTATGACCTATTAACTCTTGCTAAAAACGAAGGACAAGAATTTGACTATGATGATGTTTGGAGACAGGTTAGAAAAACTGGATTTGTTTTAAACTGCCACGGATACAATAAACTCTTCATTACCTCTTCAAGTGCTATAGGTGTTAGTGGGGATGACGAACTTTCTGATGACTTAGTTGATGCAAAGAAAACTAAAGTTATGGCTGCTTTCAAAAGAAATCAGAAATCAAAAACCACTTCAAGATTTTTAACTAACGAATTTATAAAGGAGATTGCATAATGCAAATAGAAAGTAAAGATATGATGAATGAAACATTCACATTAGACAGAAATCAATACAAAGATTTCACATATAGGGTTGACCTATTAAAAACAACCAAAGGTGTTGAAGCACCTTATCTTGTAGAACACGACTTTGTGCTAGACACATTTGAAGTGACACTACTTCACAAGTCATATGACTTAAACTTTGTTATGGGAGAATTAACATGAGAGATACATTAAGAGTGGATGAGGCGTATTACATAAATCACAATACAGATTACAGTGCATTTGCAGATGCAGTTATGGATGTTGGCCCGAGTCCTTGTCAGAAGTTTGATTGTCCAAGACAATCACAATGTGCTGAAGAAAAGGTTGAGTGTAAGGCATTCAGATATTGGGTAAACAATGGTGAGTTTACAACCTACAGGAAGAAACTTAAAAAAGACATTTCTATTGCCTATGAAATGGAAAAACTTTTACAACCTATTAAATAAGTGCTTGACAATCCCCGCCACTTTTTAGTATACTATAAAAGATGAGAAAATTAACTAACTTAACAAAGGAGACTAAATGAGTAAGAGAAGTTATGACAGAAGTGAGTCAATAAACATAGACGGAAGACCGTTTCACTTCACACCCGATAGGAAGGAGTTCCTATCAACCCTAACAGCGACGTTTAAAGATAAGACATCGTTTACTAAAGAGGATTTTGATGCAGTAGGTGGAATGCCTTACTGGTGTAAATCTACAAGATACAACTTCAAAAGTGGAGATGTATTTAATTTGACTGCAGTAGTCAGTGGATACAATGGTGGGTATGAATCGGAGAATGTAGTTTCAATTGCAAAACCAATTCCTGCACAACCTCAAATGGTTCAAAATATGCCTGTTGCGGCTGCAACTGAATCGGTTAACGTTCTTTCAAACGTCAAAATTATTCCCGAAAAAATGAGTAACTATGTTCCTTTTGGACACTTTAAAGATGTCAAGAACATCATTAAGTCTAAAATGTTCTTCCCAATCTTTGTGACTGGGTTGAGTGGTAATGGTAAAACATTAATGATTGAACAAGTTTGTGCCCAGTTAAAGAGAGAGTGTTACAGAGTTAACATTACTATTGAGACTGATGAAGACGACCTAATGGGTGGTCACACTTTGCAGAATGGTAACGTCATCTTTAGAGAAGGCCCAGTTATCAAGGCAATGAGAAAAGGTGCCGTGTTACTTCTTGACGAAGTGGACTTAGGTTCTAACAAGTTGATGTGTCTACAATCAGTTCTAGAAGGTAAAGGTTACTTTATCAAGAAGACTGGTGAGTGGGTTTCACCTAAAGAAGGTTTTACAGTTCTTGCAACTGCAAACACTAAAGGACAAGGTTCTGATGATGGAAAGTTCATAGGAACTCAAATCATGAATGAGGCAATGTTGGAAAGATTTGCAATCACCATGCAACAGGAATACCCACCAGTGAAAACTGAAAGGTCTATCCTTGTAAAAGAAATGGAATTGACTGGTGAAGTTGATGAAGAATTCACAACCAAACTGGTTGACTGGGCTGACATTATCAGAAAAACCTACTATGAAGGTGCGATTGATGATGTTATCACTACAAGAAGACTTGTTCACATTGTCAATGCATATAGAATGTTCAATGACAAATTAAAGTCAATCACAATGTGTATCTCTAGGTTTGATGAAGAGACTAGGAATTCAATCCTCGACCTCTACTCTAAGATTGATGCAGGAGTTGACCTAAATGCTGAAAACCCTCTAGACGAATCAGAGACTTCAGAGTATAATAGTTAATATGTTTGGTAAAAAGACTAATACAATAGATTACAAGTATAACGAGGACAACTCCCTAAAGGAATTGTCCTCTTATATTGATAAGACCTATGACCAACACTACAGTTTAAACAAGTACCAATCTACTGAATTTATAATTGACAGTGGACATGGTGAGGGTTTTTGTATCGGGAACATAATGAAATATGCACAACGATACGGTAAAAAAGGAGGCAAAAACAGGGCAGACCTATTGAAGGTTTTACATTATGCTTTGTTTATGCTTCATGTTCACGATAAACAGGAGACTAAAAAGTGATGAAAATAAGTAATGATACGAGAGATGTCTTAAAAAATTTCTCAACCATAAACTCGGGTATAAGAGTTAAAACAGGAAACAAGTTGGAGACTATTTCCAATATGAAAAACATTCTTGCAGTTGCTACTGTCACTGAGGAATTTCCTCAGAACTTCAGTATCTACAATCTGCCAGAGTTCTTAGGTGCAACTTCTTTAATGGAGAACCCCGAGTTTCAATTCAATGATACTTCATTGTCTATAACAGACCAAAACTCTGCAATGAACTATTTCTTTGCAAGTGAAGGTATGGTGACTGCACCCGATAAAATGATAACAATGCCAGAGGCAGAAATTGAATTCGATTTATCATCTACACTTCTTAATGACCTTAATAAGGCTGCAAGTGTTTTAGGTGTTAATGATTTGATATTAAGGTCTGATGGTAATACTTTAACTTTAGAAGTTACTGATAAGAAGAATTCCACCTCTAACACTTTTTCAAGAATTGTTGGAACTGGGGACGGAGTGTCTTATAAAATGAATTTCAAAATTGAAAATCTTAAAATCTTAGACGGAAACTATAAAGTTTCAGTATCTTCAAAAGGCATATCTAATTTTAAAAATATAGATATTGATTTAGAGTATTTTATTGCATTGGAGCCTGATTCAAAGTATGGTGCTTAACCTATATAATAGTGTAAGTATTGTGCCAGTCTCTGCAATGCATACGGGAGTAATCCATACTCATCACAGGGTGGATTACACTGTAAACTCGGAGGGGGGTTTACTCTTATTATGAATGAATTTCTATATGTGGAAAAGTATCGTCCACAAACAATTAACGATACGATATTGCCTACAAGAATTAAACAAACATTTAATGACTTTTTAGAGTCGGGTGAGATTCCAAATTTAATGTTGTGTGGTTCTGCAGGTGTTGGTAAAACAACAGTTGCTAAGGCACTTTGTAACGAGTTGGGTGCAGACTTTATTGTCATCAATGGTTCTGATGAAGGACGATTGATTGACACCCTTAGAACAAAGATTAAAAACTTTGCCTCTACTGTTTCATTACAGGGTGGGCCCAAGGTGGTCATATTAGATGAAGCAGATTATATATCTGCAGAATCAGTCCAACCTGCATTAAGAGGATTCATAGAAGAGTTCTCATCTAATTGTAGATTTATATTTACCTGCAATTACAAAAACCGAATTATCCCACCACTACATTCTAGGACAACTGTTATTGACTTTACAATGTCACCTAGTGACAAACAAAGTCTTGCAGGTATTTTCCATAAGAGACTTATGGAGATTTGTGATAAAGAGAATATCAAGTACGACCCAAAAGTTTTAGTGGAACTTATCTTAAAGTTCTTTCCCGACTTCAGAAGGTGTCTGAATGAAGTTCAGAGATATGGTGTTGGTGGAGAAATTGATACAGGTCTTCTTTCCTCTCTTAATGAAGAGAAACTAACACCTCTCGTTGATATGCTCGCAGATAAGAACTGGGGTGGGATGAGAAAATGGGTTGGTCAAAATTCAGATAATGATTTTAATGGACTATTCAGAAAATTATTTGATACTCTTGAAAAGAGATTGGAACCAAGTTCTATTCCAGCATGTGTATTACTAATCGCAGACTATCAATATAAGTCTGCCTTTGCAATGGACTCAGAGATTAACTTCACTGCATGTCTAACAGAGATTATGTCGGAGTGTAAGTTTAAGTAATGGGTAAATTAAGACAATGGTTTTTTAAATGGTTTGATGTACAAGTAGAGAAATCAATCCAAAGAAAAGCAGACAGAATGTTTTCAAAACACAGCGTAGAATATAGAGATGGAGATAATACATGAGTCAATACAATGATAAAGTTGAAAAACAACGACTAAAACTAGAAGCAGAAAAATGGGCAAATAATGTAAGGGCTTTACATGCACATTCACTAGATTCAATGTATTATGATACTAGACCACAAGACACAGCAGAAGGCCGCAGGAACGTCTTAGACGTTGAATACAACGATGGTAGTGTTCAGAGAACCTTGGATGACGGTCAAACTATTATACTGGGTGAAAGACTTACAGGACAAGCTTTAGTGGACGCATATACCACTAATGTCTAAAACCAACCCTTTCGATTTCGTAAAATCAGTATCTTCTGAAAAGAAGGATATTATGGTTGATGATATCGAAGAGAAATCATATGCACCATTTCTAACCAATAAGGCATTATCTTATCACCAAGATTCCGTCTTTTTTTCAAACGAAATGAACATCAGGCACGGTACGGAAAACCGCCTTCAATACCTTTTTTTCCTAAATACTTTAAGGAAAAGACAGAGGTTCTCGAAGTGGCAAAAACCATATACGAGTACCAAACTTGATGTCATAAAACAATACTACGAGATAAGTACTAGAGAAGCCAAAGACTACATGAGTATATTATCCGATAGTAATGTTCGTAAAATGAAAAAGAGAATGAAAACTGGTGGAACAGATAATGAATGAACAAGACCAACTAGTCGAAAAGTTAGCTGAAGTAACCTTCGCAGAACGAGACGACTTCCTAAAAATAAGAGAAACCCTATCAAGAATCGGTATCGCTTCTAGACGTGAGCAGGAATTATTCCAATCATGTCATATACTACACAAAAGAGGCAAATACTACATAGTCCATTTCAAAGAGTTGTTCCAGTTAGATGGTAAACCAACAACTATAGAAGAGAGTGACTTAGGTAGAAGAAACACTATATGTGGACTCTTACAACAGTGGAAACTACTAACTGTTGTAGACCCGACTAGAATAGAAACACCTACTGTACCCCTATCACAAGTAAAAATTATTCCATACAAAGAGAAAACCGAGTGGAAATTGACCACTAAATATTCTATTGGTAGTACAAATACCTAAATAATAGGTTAATAACATCAAAGGAGATATATATGTTTTCAGGCATTATAGACTTTGTTATGGGAATTTGGAATTTATTAATGATTGTACCAATTGTAATATCAATTTGTTCAGTCGTTGTAGCTTGTACCCCTACGCCAGCAGATGATAAAATCTGGGCAAAAGTGTATAAGTACTTAGAAATCTTGGCGCTTGCCGTTGGTAAAGCAAAAGATAAAAATCCATTTATGGATAAATAATATAACTATAGTTAGGAGAATATTATGGAATATGCAATATTAGTAATAGTTGTTCTTGCAGTAGGTATCTACTTTCTTAACGGAAAAGAAGATGCAGTTGCAAAACCAACTACACCAGTATCGAAACCAGTAGTTCCTTCTGTTGCAGAACTTAAGAAGTTGACAAAACAACAACTTTTTGAACTTGCAGAGAAGAAATCTATTAAGGTTAAGAAATCTGGCACTAAAGCTGAAGTGATTAAACAGATATCATCTGTTAAGTAACTTTTAGAATAGTTCGTATGGGGGTGCAGAAATGCACCCTTTTTTTATATAAATAAGGGTATGGAAGCAATATTTGATTTGATAGGTGATGTGGGTGTCCCAATTGCAATGGCATTGGTCATGGGAGTATTCATATTTTTAATTATTAGACAAATCATGGAAGGGATAGTAGATAGTATCAAAACCCTAACAATGTTTTGCAAATCTTTAGAAAGTAGAGCAAGAACAATGTCTAACGAAATGATTAAGATAGACATGTTAGTGTCAAGTGCTTTAGAACTAAGGCCTGATATAGAGAGAGTTGCACGTGCAGAGAACTTTATAGAAGACGGTAAACTTGATGTAAGGAGGGACTAATGGAAACAGAAGTTCCAATGATTGTAGAGTTAATTACCGATTATGGGTTTCCAGTTGTTATGATGGTCGGACTGGGGTATTTTGTATATTTTGTATGGAATTTTATAAGTGAACACATAGACCCTGAAATAGAAAAAATGCATTTTGCATTGATTCGAGTTATAGACCAAACTAGAATGTTAGACCAAGACCTAATACGTCTTAAAGAAAAGGTTGATGTTGTTTTAGAATACCGTGAAAATGAAAAAAAGAAAACTACTAAAAGGTAGTTATGATTTATACATAACTAACGCTTGTAACTTACACTGCACTGGTTGTAGTGTTTTAGATTACGGTGGAGATTATGATACTAAGGGTGAGATAACAATACCCTACTTAAAGTTAGGCGATGTAAAAGACATTGTAGAAAACTTTAACCGATTAGATTTATGTGTTGAAGAACTTAAAGTTCTAGGTGGAGAACCTACAACACACAAGGAACTCAAAGAAATTACAGAGTACCTTAGAGAAAATAAAGAGTGTTATGAAACACTAACCATTGTGACCAATGGGCTAAACATAACTAATGAGATTATAGATATTCTCAAAAGTTATGACAGAATAGTTATATCAGTCTATAAACAATTAGGTGATATAAGAGATACAATGAAACTAAGTGGACTGGAAGACCGAATATCTACAAATACAAAAGTAGATTATTGGGAACAGGATTCATTTGTTCGTTTTGGTGAGAAGATAGATGGTATAGATTATAGTATTTGGGACAATTGGAATAATTGTTATCAAAAAAATAGTTGTAAATCATTATCAAAAGAAGGTGTATATCGTTGCACCATTACTATGAACGAAAGGATTGAAGGTGTTGATTGGTCTAATGCAAAAGATATTGATAATTATGTACATCGTGACGAACCTTTAGATAGGTGTGAGACATGTTATTGGCCAGGTAAACAGGCAACATGGTCAAGTAATAAATGGAAGACTGATATTAGGAACTTTGATAAAGGGATTAATATAATAGAAACGGTAAATGTATATGAAAAAGATATTATTGATACTACTATTCTCGACCAGTGTTAGTGCTGACGAAATAGTACACAAATTCAAAAGTCCATCTTTTAGTGGAATAGGACAGAGTTCACATTATCTTACGATTGAGAACCAAGAAAAATCAAGACGTGACAAGATAGCACAAGACGTAGAAGATAGGATTGCAAAAGCAGAACGAGATGCACAGAATACTACACTTGCCAAATTTTTAAGAAATGTTGAGAGTAGAATTTATGCTCAGATAGCAAAACAGTTAGTAGAAAATATGTTCTCTAATGGAGAGGCTGCACAATTCGGTTCCTTCACTATTGAAGGTAATACAGTTACATATGAAAAGATAACACTAGAAGATGGTGTAGAAGTTATTAGATTAACAATTGTGAGTGATGATGGAACAACAACAACTTTAGATATACCAGTTGCAACAGGAAGCTTCTAAATGAAAAACTTTTGGATAGTAGGACTTCTAGTCTTGCTCACCAGTGGGTGTGCAAGTATTCCTTCTATGAAAGATTCGTGTGGACAAGATGGTAACTGGACAGTGATGAGTAAGGTGGGAACTTGTATAGAGAAAGCAGAAGTAGTTAAGATACCTACCTATCAAGAACTTGCAGACTTACCACCTGCTGAGGTTATGCCTATTGTTGCAGTGTATGGGTTCCTAGATAAGACAGGACAAAGGAAGAGAATGGACGGAGTTGCATCATTCTCCACTGCAGTAACACAAGGTGCAGAAGCATTCTTAATTGATGCACTGAAGACTGCAGGAAACGGTAAATGGTTTAGAGTAGTAGAGAGAACAAGTTTGGATGCACTCGTAAGAGAGAGACAGATTATTCGTTCTGCTAGAGAAGATTTTGCAAATCAAGAGGGTAATGAGAATGAACCCACGGGTATACAACCTCTCTTGTTTGCAGGTATCCTACTTGACGGTGGGATAGTTGGTTATGACACTAACATTGAAAGTGGTGGACGAGGTGCAAGAACACTTGGCATCGGTACGTCAGTCTCCTATAGGAGAGATGTGGTGACCGTAAGTTTGAGAGGAATCTCAACACTTACTGGAGAAATTTTATTAAATGTCCAAACTAAGAAAACTATTCTTAGTACGGGTGGTGGTTATGATGTGTTCAAGTTTGTGGATATGGATACACAACTTGTTGAAATAGAAGACGGGGTAGCACAAAATGAAGGAGTCACGAAAGCGACTCGTTCTGCAATTGAACTTGCCGTCTTAGAATTAATATACCAAGGACACGATAGAGGTTTTTGGGAAATAGAGGAAAAAACAAATGAAGAATAAACTTCTTTTATTATGTTTATCATTAGGGTTAACTGGAATCGTATCTGCAGCTGCAGATGATAACGAGATTTGGTTACAACAGTCGGGTGACAATTTAATATTGAATTTCACTCAAAAAGGTTATGGAAACAAAGTTGGTGGAGATGATTTCTCTGGCACTTCAATTGATATGATTTTAACTGGTGCAACTAACAGTTTAACATTATTGCAAGATGGTGATGCTAACAAATTGTTCGGGCCTTTCATTGCAGATAATGCTACAGTAGATTTAACATTTACTGGTGACTCAAACTCAATGGACTGGAACGTAGGTTATGTTGGTAGTGCAGACTATTTAGATATGTTAGGAACTGTTACAGGTTCTTCTAATACATTTGATATAGATATTGGTTATGACGCTTCTGCAGAATACTTAAACTGGGACTTAACACTAAGTGGTTCTAGTAACGTGTTCACTACTAAAATAGATAGTGATAATGCAGTATGGGATTGGACTATAACTGGTTCATCAAATGACATTAACACCATTCAGGCTGACGCAACAGATAACAGTATCATTGCAGTCTTAACTGGTTCAACAAACGACATCGACATTACTCAACAGAGTGGTTCAGATGCTGGTTGTCCAGCTGGTTCATCATGTAGTGGTATTATTGATGTGTCATTCGTGACTTCAAATGCAAATATCGACATTGTTCAAAAAGACTCTACTGATTAATATTTTACTTATTGGTTCACTTCAAGGTGAACCGATAGGTGAGATTGTAGAATACAAGGGTTCAGCAGGACTTCAGAGAGACGGAGAGTCTACTCTTGTCAGTGCAGATAGTGAACCCGAAGTCTTGATGTATGATACAGCAAAGACTCAAAATGGTAGAATGAAAATCCAGTTCCAAGGAAGTGAACAATTGGATTTGACAGAACACACTAAGGTTTGGATAGATGAGGTCTACTATGACCCCGACCCATCCTTATCCAAAATGTCAATAAGAATGGCACAAGGCACTGCTCGATTTGCATCGGGTTTCGGTGGAAAAATAAAGAAAAGTAATATTAAAGTGTCCACACCGACAGCACAAATTGCTGTGGTTGGTACAGATTTTACTACAACTATTGATGAAATCGGAAGGTCACTTGTTATATTACTACCCGATAAATTTGGTAATCCTTCAGGTAAGATTATAGTCAGCAATGCAGGTGGAAGTATTACACTTGATGAAGCTTATCAGGCAACGATGGTTTCAACGTATGACGACTCACCAACCAAACCTGTAACGGTATCGGGAATTGATGCAAGTATGATTGACAATATGTTTATTGTGAATCCACCCGAAGAGGTTGTTGACCAAGTTGCAGAAGAATCATCAACAAACGAAAATGATAGTAACAACATTCTAGACGTGGACTTTTTAGAGTTCAACGATTTAGAAGAGGATTACTTTGAAGATGATGAATTAGAATATACAGAACTCGATAGAGACTTATTAGATATCGATTTCTTACAAGATTTACTAGATGTGGTTCTTGAGATTGACCGAAAGGTTGGTATTGATGCAGAAAGAGGGTCAGACCCTTTTGCTGTTGCAAGAATAGATGGAACTGCATTTGGGTTTGATAAAGACACTCAATACAATACAATTGTTGACAAGGGTCTTGGTCAAATTTGGTTCTACAGGGAAGTACAGGGAATTATCTCTATCAAAGTCCCAATCTTTGCACAAACAACGATTAGAACCAATACAGACGAAAAAAGTTCACTAATTAAAGTGGGTGATGGTTCGTCTATAAATATTACCATCACACAAACAAACTAGGAGATACTATATGAGTATTTGGAAAATATTCCGTAACTGGCATGAAAAACAAATCCAAGGATTTAAACATGCAGTTGAACTTGAAGACTACCACATGTATTGGTTGGCATTCGGGGAAGGAGTCGTAATAACATTATTATTTTTATGGTTGATATAGAACAATGAAAGATACCACACAGTACATTGCACTTCTATTTACACTTTCCCTTATAGGATTGTGCTGGACTAGTGTGGCATCTGCTAATGATAATGAAATTACCATAAAACAGACAGGTGGTAACAATCTTGCAATACAGATTGAACAGATAGGTGTTAAAAACAAAATTAAAATGTATGATACATCTTCATACTTAAATGGTGCAAATATGTCATTGCACCTTTATCAAAACAATGACGGAACAAATCAAAACACAATAGACCTTTGGCACTTAGATGGTTCAAATAATAGTATTCGTTGGGGGCAAGGTGGGAAATTAAATAATGCAGCTGATACAACATTCGCTTATGATGGAACTGAAAGTGGAGGACATTACGCAAACTTAGATATACATGGAAGTAATAATAATGTTTCAGGTTTTCAGGCAAATTCAGGTAATGGAGGTCATACTTACAATCAATTAATCTTTAGTAGTGGAAATGATGTGTATGTAGAACAACGAGGAGATGGTGCAAAGACACTTAATCTTAATATCTATAACGATGATAATACCATTTCAGCGATACAGAGAGCTACTGGTCATACTGCAAACATTACACTAAGTGGTTCATACGGAACAACACTGAATCTTTTGCAACAAGGAACGACAGCACAAACATATTCACTTTCACAAAGTTGTGCAACAGTTGGTGGTTGCTCAATATCAGTTACACAAGAATAAAAGGAAAGATTATTTTCGTGTATAAATACTAGTATGGCATATTCAGACGAAGTAGTAAAACGATTCGAGGCAGTTCTCGATAACCCCAAAAAACATTCAGTCGGTTCACTCGACAGAAGGAACCCCAAGGTTGCAACAGGACTCGCAGGAGCTCCTGCTTGTGGTGATGTGATGCAACTACAACTTTTACTTGATGACAACGAAAAGATTGTTGATGTAAAATTCAAGACTTACGGATGTGGAAGTGCAATCGCCTCTTCGTCATTATTCGTAGACATGATGATGGGTAAGACTATTGCAGAAGCAAAACTAATCAAAGACAAAGACATTGCAGAAGTACTTCAACTTCCACCAATCAAATTACATTGTAGTGTATTAGCAGAAGATGCTATTAGACAAGCAATGGTAGACTATGAATCAAAGAATGAGGTAGACTATAGTCACCCAATCTTAGACCATTCATTACTAGGACATAATAACCCACCCGAATGATTTATAGTTGGAAAACAGTCTTAATCACCATAGGTGTATTTGTAGGACTTAAAATTTGGTCTCCTTATCTCGTAGAAAATATCACTTGGTCTTACTTTGATGTTCTTCATCAGAGTCAGGAAAAAGTTCAGGTAGACGATATCGTCTTAGTAGACATAGACGAAAAATCACTTGAAGTCTTCGGTCAGTATCCTATCAAACGTAGTATCTATAGGGATATCATGCTTGACACTCATTACACTAATACACATGTTTTCACTCAACTCTTCAATCAACCTGATAGAACATCAGGAGAAGATGAAATATTCGCAGAAGGATTAGTCAACAGATTATCAATCCTTGCAGCTGCACCTACCATTCAAAAGGATACTGGTTCTGCACCATTCGTAGGTAACTCTACTTTTGGTAGTGGAAAGGCAACAGACCACCTATGGAACTTCTCAGGAATCTCAAGTCCTATCAGGATACTTCAGGACAATACTTACGGAGTTGGGGTCACTGTTGCAACACCTAGTGTAACTGGGACTGCAAACTTTGATGGAACAACAAGGTCTATCCCGTTAATCGTAACTGCAAACAATCAAGTATACCCATCACTTGCACTTGAAACACTTCGTGCATTAAGAGAACAACCAAGTTACCAAACTAAAATTACAGAAGTCGGAGTAGAGTGGGTAAGAATGGGTAGAGACAAACCTATCACCACCACTTCAACGAGTGATGTTATGGTGACCTATTGGAATAAGTTCCAAAGGATTAGTGCAATAGACTTACAGGATTCTAATGTTGAAGGTAAGATTCTTGTATGGGGTCTGACTGCAGAAGGTCTGAATAATCCAGTTTCAACCCCAGTGGGTGTAATGTATCCTCACGAAGTGCAAGCGAACCATATCCAAACCGTTTTGTCAGGAGTTCAAATACAACAATCCTACTATCTTGAATTGCTTGAATCTGCTCTTCTTTTGGTAGTCCTGTTAATGATTCTAGGGATGGTCTACATGCTTCCCACAACTCTCTCGGGGATAGCAAGTTTAGTCCTCGTAGGACTTCAGGTTGGTGGGAGTTATTATTTATGGTCTTCCAATCTCGTTCTATTCGATAGTTTCTTTTCATCTATAGCCTCCATTGTAGTTTTCGGACATGCATCCTTTAACAAGTACTATGTTACCTTTCTCGAAAAGCAACAAATAAAGAAGCAGTTCCAAAAGTATTTATCACCCGACATGATTGAAGAACTTCAGAAAGACCCATCTAAATTAAGATTAGGTGGAGATAGAAGGGAGATGACTTTCATGTTCATGGACATCTGTGGATTCACCCCCATAAGCGAGCATTATATGCAGAAAGATGACCCCGAAGGATTGGTAGAATTGATTAACAAATTCCTTGACATGCAAACCAAGATAATCCTAAATAATAGTGGAACAATAGACAAATATATGGGCGACTGTATCATGTCATTTTGGAATGCACCTCTTGATTGTCCCGACCACGCAGAACTTGCCGTCAAGTCTGCAGAAGAGATATTAATTGCTACTAAGGTGTTAAATGAAGAACTCAAACCACTCGGTCTTCCCCCTATCAATGTTGGTATTGGTATTAACACTGGTGAGTGTATCGTTGGAAACATGGGGTCAGAACTTAGATTTGACTATTCCGTCATTGGAGATGCAGTTAACCTCGGAGCTAGACTCGAAAGTCAAACGAGAAATTATGATGGGGTGGACTTGTTGTTGGGAGAATCAACATATCTCCAATGTCCGTCAAGAACATTCACTAAAGTTGATAGAATTAAAGTTAAAGGAAAAACCGAACCCGTTACAGTTTACACTATCTGAAGAACCTAGTAATCTTCAGTGGACTGCATTTATAACACTTCAATTTGCAGATATCTACACCACATATCGTGGTCTCAAATATAATTGTGTCAAAGAAACAAATCCACTATTAGGAGAGTCTCCTTCAGTCTCTAAAATGTTTGCAGTTAAGACTGCAATTCTTCTACCTACTATAGGAAACGAAAAAACAAACAATACATTGACTGCACAAACCTTAGTAGATATGAACTTCTTAATGACAATGGTGGTTGCAAATAACTTGCATGTTCTTGGTAAAGCAAAAAAATATTGTAACTAATTACAAAAAACCCCTTGAAATTTCAGAAAAAACCCATATAATAGTACTATGGTGTTATAAATACCATTGTGATGCCCATTAGGGGTCACATAACATAACTTGCTTAATAAAGGAGAAA